TCAAGACTGCCCTGGAGCATTAGCTTCAGGACTCGGCTCAGAAGAAGTAACCTGAAAACTTTGAAGTGTATTAAGCACAGGAGAAGCAGTACGCCATTGACCTGCTGATTGCGCCGCTTCTGCTTCTACGCTTACTCTTTCTTTTAGCAATTTACGAGTTTCGGAACATAATCTTTTAGTTGCGCTAAATGCCCCCCAGGCAGCATTTTCAAACGCTGCAGCATAGTGGTATGTCGTTCCATCAAAACGAGAGATGCCAAAAAGCGAGTTTAAAAAATCTGAACCTCTTTTAGCCGCACCTATGTCATGTATGGACTCTTGTAAAAAGCTTTTGCATTTAAGTAACACAACTAACTTGCGGGACTGTGATACTACGATAGGATCGGCAACCCTGTTATTGTTTGTTTTAGCGAATTGTTTTAAATTTTCGTATTGTTGATAAAGTGGTAAATCTTGTGTTCTTTGTCTTTGCAAACATCGACGCAAGTTAGGATCTATATTCGCGTAAAGGTCTGCTTTTTTTTGTAAACTTGCAATTTTTGCATCAAGTTTATCAATGAGCTTTCTTGTTTTTTTTAAATTTTCTTGTGTAGGCATTATACTTTGACTCTTAGTTTATACCGAACTGGTGTTAATTTCAGAATGTAAAATACCAGATAAAAAAATAAAACATCATAAGCGTAATTATATAAAATCAAAAACTAATGTTGTTTTTATGTAAATCACTTTAACTCACATTTAAATCAAATCTAAAAGGTTTTTTATGAAAGTTAAAATCTTAGTGCCTCGGGCCGGGATAAATATTTCTTATAATATCGGCGATATTGTTGATTTACCCGATAAAACCGCAAAAGCTATGATTAAGTACGGCGATGCTGAGTCAGTTAACGTTAAAACGTTCAAGAAAAAATCAAAATGATCGATTTAACACGCTTAAAAAGCCACCTGCGGATCGACAATCATAGCGAAGATGACTATTTAGAGTTTATTCTCGCCGCCGCCCTGCAAGCCGCTGAGGATTATCTTGACCGTGTAATTGTAAACAATACGGATGATTTAGAAGCGATTGAAAACAGTGTGTTAATTAATAAATCGATAGAAATTGCCATTTTAATGTCTGCCGGTCACTTCTACGAAAACCGTGAATCAACGAGTAGTTTAACGGTGAAAGAGGTGCCAATGAGTACCCATTTTTTACTTAATCCGCATCGGTATTTAAGCGCATGAGAGCGGGCTTGTTACGCCATCGCGTGACTTTACAAAATAATTTAATCGGTGCAAATAATTATGGTGAAGCGGTGGATTATTGGCAGGATATCACCACCGTCTGGGCACGGGTCAGCCCCAGTGCAGGCCGGGAACTTTTTAGCGCCCAGCAGTTTTATCATGAAATCAGTCAAACCGTCACCCTGCGTTATCGATCTGACGTCACTCCGTCGTTGCGCCTTGTTTTTGAGGGCCGTTATTTGGAGATTTTAAGTGTGATTAATCCAGATGAGCGTAATCGTGAGCTCATTTTAGCCTGTCGGGAGTGGGTACATGCCTAAAATAAGTTTCTCTGTTGACGGGTTGCGTGATTTAGAAAAACAATTAAAACAGTTAGCACCGAAAAAAATTAAAACCTTAAACCGCCGCGCCCTGCGTAAAGCCGCAGAACCGGTTGAAACACAAATGAAAGCGAATGCACCGCAAAAGTCAGGTGCTTTAGTTGAATCGATTAAACGCCGTTCTAAAAAAGGCAAAGGCCGGCGAACCATTGTTAATGTGACGGTGGGGCCAACACGTAAAATAGACTATGCCATCGAGCAAGAATATGGCAGCAGCCACCAACCGGCACGGCCATTTATTCGCCCCGCGCTGAATGATAACGCGCAAACATCCATCGATAGTTTTAAAAATGCATTAACCCTCGCGCTGAAAAAGCAAAAGTTATGATTGAAGATGTCTATTTTGCGCTACTGAATACCGGCTGGCCGGTGTTCCCTATCCTGCTACCTAAAAATCAAATACTGCCCGCAGTAACCTATCAGGTCATTGGTGGCGATCGGCGCTATGGGCTGGATGCTCAGGCGCATTTACAGAAAAAAACCATACAAATTAGCTGCATCGCCAAAACATACCAAGAATGCAAACTCATGCAAGACAATATCACCGAGCAATTAAACGGCTATCACAGTGAAAATATCCAGCTCATTACGTTTGAATCAGAACTTGATCAATATGAACAGGACACAAAAACCTACCGCACCAATTTAACCTTTACTTTAACAGGAGTTGTATGATGAGTGAGTCCATCGGCGCCCTTTCAGAGATTTACCGTGACAGTGATAATGCAGGCAATTACGTCAAACTGGCCAATATTACTAACATCGGTGAAATCTCATCGAGCCGCGATAAAATTGATGTGACCGAATACGGCAGTACACAGAAAAAATATAAGCTCGGCCTGAAAGATCATGATGAAATTCAGCTCGATATGAATGTCGCCCAAGACAATAGTGAGCTGAAAAATTTAATTAGTGATCATGATGCCGGCATAGAGCGCCAATTTAAAATTATTTTAGCGACGCAACCGAAGCGGCAAATTTATGAATTTACTGCCTTAATTACCAATCACAAAATCATCGCCCCATTAACTGAAGCGATTAGCATGAGCGTGAGTTTGCAGCCGACCAGCGTGATCACGCAAAGTGATGAGGTATAAAATGGTTCTCCGTAATGCTTTATTTAATCTTGCCTTTAAAACTGCCCCGGTGACTTTGGGCGAATTAGAATTACAGGTCAAAGAACTCTCTATTGCCGAGCAGCAATATTATCAACAGCAGCATGCTGATTTAAGCGAAACCGAAGCCAGTTTATTGCTAATTTGCTTATCCTTATGTGACCACCAAGGCGTTAAAATCTTTGATGCAACTGAATATAAAAAGCTGGCTGAGTTACCGCTGGGTGTTATTAAACAAATGACGGATGCGATTGTTGAAGTCAATGGCTTTAATGAAAGTGCAGCGCACGATCTTAAAAAAAACTAACTCATGATCATGAGCGACGGTTTTTATTTCGTTTAGCTTTAGCGCTAGGCAAAACGGTGAATCAGCTCTCACAGGAACTTAGTCTTTCTGAATTTAATGAGTGGCTGGCGTATTACTCACTGGAACCGTTTGGCGTGGAAAAAGACGACCATCGCACCGCTTTAATGGTGAGCGCGGTTGTGAATGGACCCTTGCAGCGCAAAGATAAAACACTATTTACCCCTAATGATTTTATGCCGAACTATAGCGCTGGTGATGAGAAAAAAACACAAAGCGCGACAGACATGGCCGCTATTTTATCCGCAATTGCAAAAAGGCAGTAAGCGATGGCAACAATCGGTTCTCTCGTTGTTAATTTAAGTGCAAATTCCGCTCAACTCGTTAAATCTTTAACCAAAGCAGAACTTGCCAGCAAGAACTTTTCTAAAAAAGTGCAGCGTAATCTGAAAAATACAACGCTGGCCTTTGCCGCCGTTTCCACCGCAGCAACGGGGGCTGTAGCGGTGATGATTAGTAAGTCCAGTGACTCGATTGATTTACTCGCCAAAACCTCGGACAAGCTCGGGGTCACCACTGAAGCACTGGCGAGCTTACGCCATGCCGCAGAGCTGACCGGCGTTTCACAAAATAAACTCGATATGGGCTTACAACGGATGACGCGGCGCTTATCTGAAGCGGCGGCAGGCACGGGTGAAGCACGCAAAGCCTTGGTTGAATTAGGACTAGATGCTGAGCACTTAAATCAACTCTCCCCAGATGCCGCCTTTAAAGAAGTCGCGCGAGCGATGGAAAATGTCGAAGGCCAGTAGGATAAAGTGCGTTTAGCGTTTAAGCTGTTTGATTCGGAAGGGGTGAGCCTCGTTAATACTTTAGCTTTAGGGGCTGAAGGGTTGGATCAAGCCGCCAGTGAAGCGGCACGGCTCGGCATTGCGATTAATCGCATTGATGCGGCAAAAGTTGAGGCCGCGAATGATGCAGCATATAAAATGCGTCAGCTCTTTGTGGGGGTCAGTCACCAACTCGCCATTACCTTTGCACCAATTATTGAGGATTTAACCACACGTTTTACTAAAGCGGGCACCGCAGCAAGTAGTTTTAGTAGTAATGTACTCAGTGGGTTTCGTATTGTAGCTAAGTCCTTTGCTATCGTTGGTGATGGTGTGCATTACATCAACGTCGGCCTTGATATTATTAGCGCAGGCTTTGCAGTAATGAAAAATATGGCCATTCAATCCCTAACTGCAATTGCTCAGGGGCTAAGTTGGCTCTATCAAAAAATAGGCGAGGGGATTAATTTCGCTCTCTCTCAATATCAAAAAATAGCAGAAGCCGGAGCCACATTACCTATCGTTGGTAATAAATTTGAGCGCCTTGGTCAATCCATAGCGCGCATGAAAGCCAGTGTCTCCGAACGTTTTACCCTCGATACCTCCGGATTAAACATCGCAGAAGAAAGTGCGAATAATGTGAATCAAAAGCTCGCACAGCTTTATCAAACTCTATTTTCAAAACGACCCACTGAAAGCGTTGATGCTTATTTTGATGACATTGCAGAAAAAGCCGCCGCCTTAGATGAAAAAATAAGAGCATCACAGCCAGAAAAATCCGCCTTAATGGGTGCCTCACTACGCGCTCAGGACAATCAAAAGCAACTCGACAGCTTAAAAGAGCGCTTACTTTCTGAAGAAGAAGCCATAAAACACTCCTATGACAAGCAAAAGCGCATTATTTTAGACGCCACTCGTGAAGGCTCAGAAGAGCGTGCGAAATTATTAGAAAAAATTGAAGTGCAAAAAAATACTAAATTAAAAAACCTAGCTCAAAAGCAAGCAAAAGAACTGAATGGCATCGGCCACCAAGCCAAAGAACTTGCGGGAAACATGGAAGGCAGTTTTAGCAATGCCTTTGCCGGGGTGGTCAAAGGAACTTCAACCGTATCGGATGCCTTTAGCTCGATGCTCAATGACATGGCCGCCGAAGCCTTATCAATGGCTTCCCGTGGCATTTAGATTCAGGAATTTCAAAAAAATGATCCTGGCGGCAATGTTTAGGAGGATGTTAAATTCTGGTCAGTATTGCTGTGGCCATTACCGAATATAATGTCTGCAGGCGGTTTTTTAGGTGAAAATAGGCGAATTCTCTAATTTCGGGCGGAGTTACCCTACTAGAAGCCTCTAAATCGGCTGGTTGCTAGCTCTTCATAGTAATTGTACTTTTCCCTAAGAGTAAGACCAAATTGGGTGCTTACCCTTCTTAACTGATTGCCGCACAAGATGCATTTAAGCGTAAGCGTCGCTACCTCGGTAGGTATTTTGCACATCCAATGATGCAAAATCGCCGAGCAAAACGCGACGACTATAAACCCTCGGCTGTCCGCGTCACACAGCGTTACGTGCCTTGAATCGGCACACTCCACTACTGTGCTCTCACATGACTCTACGGTTCGTATAGATTTTTAGACACTCGTTACGCTTGCTACAGACCTAACGGCCTTTCGCAACTCCGCTCTGCTAAAAACCCGAACCTACCTCGGCCTACTCACCCCGTGCTTAGCACTCCATGGCTCGCAGCGAGGGTTGTAGTTGAAATTACTTTTCATCAGTGAAGTAAAGGTGACCTGCTGATATGCCTCAATAGTTTGTCCGACCAAATCATAAATTTTTGGTAGTATTATTGTCCGAGTGCGATAGCTTAGAAATCCATAATAGCGGATCATTTTAAAGAACTTGTCCGGGATGTGCTGGGTAAGGCGATCAATAAAATCGTCGATACTCTGCTTTTTCATTTTCTGCTGTTTAGTTTTGTGATCCAGGTAACGAAAGATAACAACATTACCATCATAGTGCTCCATTCTGGCGTTGGCGAGGGCCGGGCGTTTAATGTAGCGGCCGAGGTAATCGACATTGTGCTGGTGATTTTCTTTGGGTTGAGCAAAATGGACTTTCCAAAATTTCTGGTATTCACGATTTAAAAATCGATTGAAGGTTGTAAGGCCACTGATTTCACCCTGATATTCATCAGGAATAGTCAACTCCTTAGCTTTGTAGGTTTGCCTAAGCAAGTTGGTGACGGCATAGCGCCACATTGGCATAATAACTTTGCGAGTAAAATAAATCTCAGACCAAGAATCATTAGCTTCGTCATAACCTCCACGTGTGACGGAGATATGAACATGTACATTCCATTTCAGATCTCGACCAAATGTATGTAAAGCGGCGAAAATACCAATGATAAGGCCTTTCTTCTTTGCGGTTTCTAGTAACGTATTGGCTGCAGTCCTAAAGATTATATTGAGTAATTCACGATTGAATAAGAAAAATGCCCAGAATTTTCTAGGCATAGTAAATGTGATGTGTTGCCATTTGCACTGTGGGAGAGTGGCGTTTTGCTCTTCGATCCATTGCTCTGTTGCTTTTTTGCCACAGGTTGAGCAAAAGCGGGACTTGCATGTGAAACAAACGACCTTGGTATGTTCGCAGTTTGGATTGGAACAACCGTAAACATCACACCCCATTAACTTGGTGCGACAACCGAGCACTTTGAGAACATTTTCATCAACGGCAGGTCGAATGGAATCAGCGTGTTTAGCGCGATAGTTCCACCAAGCACTTCGATATTGAAGTACGTGCTTCAGTGTGAATTGAATTTGATAGGTTTCACCTTTCTGCCGCTGGATAACCAT